ATTAAGATCCTCAAAATCACCACGTGAATCCTGTACAGGAGCTACTAAATAACTAAGTCCGAGGGTACCTGCTGCGACTCCTAATGCAGATCCGCTTACGATAAATACAATCTTACTACCTGAAACTGCAGTAAATTGGGGTAAATATCCTGCGATTTGGTTGGTTCCTGTAGAATTCGGGACAAATGCTCTAACAGCATCAGTATCAGCTCCTAATACTGCACTAGTATTAATTTCAAGCTTTTTGTAAGAGCCGGTCAATGCAGTAAAAGTAGAATCGTAATTGATGTCACGCTCACTTATAGATGCGGAAGTTACTGATACAATAGAAGCAGTTTCGTTAGAAGTAAATCCGAAACGACCTGCACCATAAAGACCGTTGGTAGCAGAATCGGTGCGACCGAAGCTAGTACCGGTACCGCCAAATAACGAAGAATTAGCAGTAAAGCCAGGCTGAGCATTAGTAGAAGAATACTTGAAATCAAGGAAGAACACAAGTCCGGAAGGAAGGTTCATCGGTTGAACGCTAACGAAATCTTTAGCAGCAATTTCACCGAAGATACGACGTACTAACGGAAGAGCTACGCCAGACCAAGCTTCAGAATTGGTAGAAGTACCAGTAGTACTAGCTTCCGCAATAAGACGCTTAGCTTGGTTTTCTAACATTACGGCCATACCAGCTACTTCGAACTGGTTTTCAAGACCTTCTAAAAGGCCTGTCTTTTTCCACTTATTAATAAGCGGCTTAGTTTGATTTTGCATTACCATGTACTCAGTATTTTCATTGAGTAATGCATTAATTGAATTTGTATTCATAATTTTTTTTAGTTGTTTTTAAAAGATTATTTTTTAAGGTTAATGTTAGCTAAGGTTTGGAATCTAGAAGCTAACGAACTTCCTTCTTCTAAAATAGGCTTTTTAGTAGCACCACTCTTCTTAGAAGCAAATCCTAAAGATTCAGAGATTTTAGTTTTAGTCTTAGCAGATACTTCATTTAACGACTCAGTTAAAGTAGAGTAAACCAATTTAACTTCACGTACAGACTTGGTTCTATCTAAAGATTCAAGAATTTTAACCTTTTGTGATTCAGTTAATGGGAAGCTTCTGAACAATTTATTAGTGTAAAGTAACTTCGCATTTAAAAGGTTAATTTCATTGATCTTGTTCTTCAAGAATACCACAGTCTCACGGTATTCAGCCAATTGAGTCATAAGTTCTTCAACTTTTTCTTCTTCCTCATCTTTAGCTTCAGTTTTCATGTCATCTTCGTCTTCGTCACCAGCTTCAGAAAGTGCAGCTAACAATTCGTCGAGATTAATTTCTTCATCAGTTTCTTCTTTAGGCTCTTCAGCAGCTTCAGGAGTCATTTCTTCTTCACCTTCGTCACCTTTAGCTTCCATTTCTAATTCACGGATAATAGCTTCGAGGTCAAGTGCTTCTTCGGTAGACTCTTCATCATCCATTTCAGCAGCTTCTTCGGTAGGTTCTTCTTCGGGCATTTCTTCTTCGCCTTTTTCACCGAGATAATCAGTACCCATTCCAGTACCTTCGTCGGTCATTTCGTCTTCATCTTCCATTTCATCATCTTCTTCGTTTAATTTTGCAGAAAGCATTGATTGCAACTTAGGTGCAAATGCCTCCTCTAATGCTAATTTAGCATTTGCTAAAGCAGTTTCACGTACAGCTTTGGCATCGGCAATAGCCTCTTTTAAGAGTTTGTCCATAATTTTTTTAATAAGTTTTTGGAAATATAGTTATTGAAAACTATAATGGGATTAGTTAGAAAGTTACGTTATATAAAAGATAGTATCAATTGATACGATAACGTATTTAATAATAAATATGGTAAATAATAGAAAAATAGAATATTCTTAAAGAATATCTTGAAAATTTACAAAAATAGAAGAATCTCCGACTAAAACTGTTACTCCTTCTTTAGAAACACCAGTAACAGTTCCGGTATTATCTATCACAGGATAATTGTTATATTTCTTAACATTAGCCATATTAAACTGTATTTGTAAAGAATCTTGTTTAGGGGCTGGTTTAGTTTCTTTAGAATCTCCCTCACCTCCTTCAGCATCAGCCGCTGGCTCTTCTGCAGGGGCTTCTTCGTCTCCTTCGGCTTCTAAAATAGATTTAATATAACTAGCTAATTTAAACTCTTTTAAATTTTTCAACTTATCTTCTGCATTTTTTAATGCCAATTTTTTCGCTTCAATGTCTTTTTGTATAGCAGCAAGCGTAGCGGCCTTTTCTTTAGGATCCATAACGTCTGCTTCATTCATATCTTTAGAATGCATATGTAAAGCAGCTAAATAGCCTTTTAATTTAGCAGGAGTGGTATGTCCTACTACTTTACCGGTATCCTTTTTAAATACAGTAATTTTATCTCCAGACTTTCTGTACCCGTATGGCATTATTTTTTCTTTTTAGGTTTTTTGGTTTCTATTTTCAAAGAATCTTGAATATCGGTAGCGTGCTTCTTAATTAATTCTAATTGCTTACTTTTTTCTTGCATCATTGCAGAATCAGCTTCTTGAATAGCTTGCTCAAGCATATTAGCCACTTCCATGTCTAATTTCTTATATTTAGCTTTAATCTTTTCGTATATCGGATCGATATCTAATTGAACTCCTGCTTCAGCTAAAGTACTTTGTATTTTTTCAAGAACCGCACTTCCCGGATTAGAACGGAGATTTTCTATTACCTCCATCATTTTTTTATTACTTCCGAGAGTTTTAGGCTTTTTACCTTCAAATAAAAGATCTTTTAGTTTCATTAGAATTTAATATTTTGTGATATAATAATATCGGTTATGATTTTATTTACTCTATCGTATTTATTTCCATTCATCATATCCATTAAAGATAGTGATTCATTCACAGGATTCATGAAAGCACCTTGTGTACTAGGGTTAGATACAAAGTCCCATGCAATTAATTCGAAATCATCTTGCACTTCTACGGTGTTCTCACCTATAGTCTGAGTAGTCCCCAACCCTCTAGATGAAATACCCAAAGTAATTCCGGCCTCAAAAAGTTCTTTTAAGATTTTACCTGCAGGAGTATTCAATATTTCTACAGTACCTACTACATCATCTCCTTTCCAATGCACTTCCATAATGTTATGTGATACATTGCTTAAATTAACTACCGAGCTATCTGGATGATCTAATTCACCGAGTGCTCTACGTTGTGCAATATTAGTAGCAGAATATTTTTTAATTTCCCTTTCCAAAATAGGTTTGGGATAAATCCTGCCATTTTGATTTTTAGCTTCTGCCCTTTGTAATACTCCTTTAACAATAAGTCTTCCACCATTTTCTTTTAGCGACTCAGTAATTTGTTGTGGAGTTACTTTAAAAGGAATATAATCTACGATGATTTGTTTCATGATTATTTATTCTTAGCTTGTTTAATAGCTTTATCTTTAGAATCTTTATATTCCTTTTCCGGAGATTCTATTTTTCCGTCTTTATCATAATCTTTTTCTGCTTTTTCTTCTTGAATTTTAGATAGAATTTCTTTTAATCCAAAATTCTTAATTTCTCTTTGCAAACTTTTAAGACGTTCATTCATCCTAACAAGTTTAACTGCAGTAGATTTCCAATATTCATTTAATCCTAAACCTTCTTCTTCACGAAGCTTTTTATTTTGTTTAAGATATCTTTCTATCTCAAATAAAGCACGATTACATTCCTTAATAGCATTATTTAATTTATGCTTAGAGGACATTCCCGGAGCTTTCTTATATTCTTTATAAGTAATCTCAGATAATTGAACAGCTTCATAAAGTTTTTTAAACCATCTATTAGTATCAGGAGCTTTCATGTATCCTTGATCTTTAGCAGTATCAATTGCTGCATTAGATGATTGGCCTGATTTAGAAAATGCTTTAGGGGTTAAATATCCAGGAACTCCTCCGGTTGTGGAGGTCTCATCTAACAACTCTTTAACTAACTTTTTTAATTCTTTTATTGTCATTTGGTTATAGATTTAATTTCATCATCCAATTTATAGATGTGAAGAACAGTTAAAAGAGTTGATTCATCAAATTTTTTCTTGGATATGGTAGAATCAATAATATTAAATACTTCATTCATTTTAATCTTTACTGTAGAATCGGCAATTTTATTTACCTTTTTATTTAATGAAGTTTTAACTTTAGACAATTCGCTATTTAAATATTCTTTCATTTTAGGTGAATCCGTGATATTGTTAATGTATTCACGTAAAAGGTTTTTTTCTCTTACACCTAAATCTTGATACTTATCATTAAATTTATCTATCATGATTTTATATGCCAGTTTCCTAACATCAGTATCATGTTTAGAATATTCTTCTATAATTTGTGAACGTACCGTCTTACCATCTGATGGTTTGGAAGTGATAAATTCTACTAAAGTAAATCTAGAAGTTACTATTTCTGAAGGACTAAAATTAAAATCAGCATTTTCTAATAACTTGTATATAGAAGCATAGATTTTATAGTTATTGATTTTATTCCTGAAAAAGTTTTCTAAAATATAACTTTCTTTTATCTCTTTAATTAAATTATATTTTTCCCGACGAAGTGCTGTTTTATTGATGCTCAAATTAAGTTTTAAAACCTCATCTAGTAAACGGTTAGCCCTTTCTTCATTACTGTATTTTTCCTTCATTAGAGTTTGATACATACTCAATTCTTTGTTAAGAATGCTATCCTTTTTAAAGAATTTTTTTAGAATATCTATTGCTGGAGAAGGTTTATTATTGATCATATCCGAAGTTATCTGAGTAGATAACAACTCGAATAGAATACCAGTATTTTTTAGTTTATTGTGCTTATGTTTTTTCATATATATGAATCACAATCGATACGTATCTTTTATAAATATATCAAATAATTAAATAATATCTTCTGAATCTATGATATTGGTTTCATCCAATAGAGTGATTTTCTTATTTTTAGCAGTATTTTCGGAAGAATAAGTTTCTTTTAAAATTTCTACAGATTTTCTTTTTATTCCGTTAGTGATTTTTTGAATGCTATCGGATATTTTTGCTGCTTTACTAGCCTCTTTGGCTCCTAAAGGGTCATAACCTAATGGATGTTCGTGAGTTCCATAAGTAGTGTTTTTAGAAGGCCTTCCTAATTTAGGTTTAATTGCATTAGCAACATCCTTTTTAGGTATATTTTCATCATAGCCATCAGGAACTCCACCGTCTCCTTTGTATAATGATGCAATGTCGTGAGCAGTACCAAATGATTTTCCGGTTTTAACTGGATCATTACCTTCTGACTTAATTTGCTCACGCCTAAATATATATTTAGCATCATCAAGTACTTTAGCTCTTTGATCTCCATATTCTTCCTCAGGTAAATTAAAGAGATTTTTATATATCCAATCCTGCGATGCAAGACCGGCATCCATCATATCTTTAGCTAAATTTACTTTGGATTGCCATAATTCAATTTTTTCCTTTTCATAAATGGTAGAAGGAGCAGTCATTGAAATCTCAAACTCTATTAAATCTGCATCCTCAAATCCTTGAATATACAAGTGAACAATAGCAATTTTATATAATTCTGAAATAATAATTCTTTGTATGCGCTCAATAGTTCTTGAGAATCTAATATCCTCTGCTGCTAAAGTAGCTTTACCTGATAATCCTTCCTCATAGTTTAAAAATGCTTTAGGCACTCGTAAAGCCGCTAACATTCTGTTCTTTAAATATTCCACATCAGTGATACCGTCATAGTCTAATCCTTTGGTAGTATCAATAGCAGTACCGCTCTCCGCGCCTCGAACCGGAATATAAAAATCCTCAATCATATTTTGCATATTAAACTTGAGGTTATAATCTCCCGTCTGAGGATCTTGGTATGGAACCTTTTTAGTATTATTGATAATTTTTTGCATATAGGTATCAACTTCATGGGGAGGAATATTGCCTACATCAATTTTAAATACTCGCTTTTCCGGTGCTCTCATTATGCGATGGATCAACATGGCGTCTTCCATCAAAGTTAATTGTTTCCAAACTTTTCTAGCAGGCTCTAATATAGATTTACCATATGGCAAAAAGTTAGTATCAGATAACATTCTAAAATGTGCTACCTCATAATTTTCAAATACTTCTTGCTGGTTGGTATGACTTACAAACTGTCTACTACCCATAGAAGACGGATCCCACTTAAACCTAACATAATCTTTATTGTCCGGATCTATACCTTCTTCACGAATCATTTGAAATGAAGATACAGGTTCAACACCTATCACTCCATATTTTTCTACCAATTTTAAACGTAAATAAAAATCCCCGTATTTAACTAAATTACGGGCCCATGGCCATAAATTAAATTCTACGTTTAAAATATCATAAAATAAATTTTGTAATATTTTTTGTATTTTAGGATTGCCACTCCTAATAGTTAATGTATCTCCAAATTCATCTTTAGTTGTGCATTCATCGGCTACAATATCTAAATAAGATGCAATAATACTATCCGTTTCCATGGCTTCATAATCCGTAAACATTTCTTTACGGTAAATCATGGTAGCTTCTCCCGGAGCATATCCGGATACCGG